AGTTCAAGTAGATGATTTTAGAGTAACTCAAGATAAAGTGTATAGACAACTTTTAGATATAGTTCAAGAATATATATCAACAAATAAATCACCATTATCTAAATGTATTAAAAATGTTTATGAATCAGCATTAAGACAAAATACTAAAGAAGAAATACAAGTATATTCACAAGTAATGCTAGATCAAATAGATATTTTAAGAAAAGACAAATCTAATTTATGGAAATTATTAGCAACTACAAATAAAAACGAAATTATTTCATGGGGATCTCCATTTACATGGACATTAAATCCTGACAGTATGGAACCAACAATATTTAGATGTTTTATTGATCCACCACAATTATCTTTAGTTGATTTTAATATTTATATAGATGATGGTACTAATATTGAATATAAAAAAAAATATAAGGCGCGATATATAAAATATTTACATGATATTTTTGAGTTTTCTTTTGGTAAAAATCATGGATTTAAAGTGTCAGATATTTTTGATATTGAAGTAAAATTTATTAATGCTATGTGTTGTACTACTATTAAAGATAAGCCTAAATATAATGATTATAATAGAGTTACACCAAAAGAAGCCTTATCAAAATATAAATTTGATTGGGAAGCATTCTCAAAAGAGCTCGGATTTAAGAAAGCACCTGATTTTTTTATTACTAGTAATCTTAATTATTTATTATGTGGTACAGCAATGTTATTAGATGAATGGGATACTGAAATGTGGAGAACTTATTGGATATACATATTTATAAGACAACAACAAAGATTTTGTGAAGAAGGTCGTAAAATATTTTTTGAATTTCAAGGTAAATTTGTAAGAGGTCAAGAAGAAATGGTCTCAAAAACAGAAATTTATCCTATTTATCCGTTAGGATTTTGCTTCAATACATTTTTGACAAATAATTATGTAGCAAGATACAAAAATGAGCAAAATGTAAATTATGTAAGAACTATGGCAAGTGATTTAAAAACTGTTTTTACTAGAATTATTAAACGCAATAAATGGTTACAAGAAAAAACAAAAAGAAAGGCATTAAAGAAGTTAGATAATTTCAAACTAATAATTGCTGAACCCGAAGATTTAGTAGATGATCCATTACTAGATTACTCAAGTACAGATATATGGGGAAATTTATTAAAAAAATCTGAGTGGAGATTGAATCACGCAATAAGTTTAGAAGGTAAACCAATTGTAGATATTCCTGTCATGGATTGGGCACAAATTCCACCGAAATTTGTCGGTACACAAGCATATGTAGTAAATGCTTGTTATACACCAACAAAAAATAGTATTTATATTCCTTTAGGATATATACAAGCGCCATTTGTAGATTTAAAAGAAAGAGGTATTGAATATAATTTAGCATATATTGGATATACTTTAGGTCATGAAATGTCACATTCTTTAGATGATTGGGGAAGTCAATTTGATGAAAATGGAAAGATGCATGACTGGTGGGCTCCTGAAGATAAAAAGAAATTTAAGTCTATTCAAAATGAAGTTATTAGGCAATATGAAGAATTATATGCTCGGGATGGTATTAAATTTGATGCGTCGCCAAGTATAGGCGAAGATTTAGCAGATATTTCTGGACTTAATATTTGTTTAGAATATTTAAGAGATTTTCAAATGAAAAATAAAGATGAATTACCTATAAAATCTTTATCTTTTCAAGCATTTTTCGTATATTTTGCGATTGAGCAAAAACAAAAAATAAGTAAAAAAGCTATAGCCGCACAATTAACAACTAATCCACATCCTTTAGATAAATATAGAACAAACGCCCCATTGTCAAGAATGCCATTATTTAGGGCAATCTATAATATTAAGAAAAATGATAAAATGTTTTGGCATCCATCAGATTCTAGTAGAGTCTGGGAATAATTATTTAAGAAATAATTAATTTTATTTAAAAATAATAATTATTTTATTATAAAAATAATTATTTTGTTTTATATATATATAATGGCAACATACAAACGTTCTCGTTCAATGGCGCGTGGTCGCAATCTTACTGCTAGAAGAGGCATGAGTAAAAGTAAAGCTATGTCTAAAGCTAGAGGTATTACTAAAAGCTTAAGCAAAAATGTTAGCAAAAATCTACAAAGTTCTCTCAGTAAATCAGTTCAACAATCTGTTGGCAAGACTTTACAAAAATCTATGGGCAAGGCTATGCAAAAGCAAGTCGGCAAGACTTTGCAAAAGCAAATCGGCAAGACTTTGCAAAAGCAAGTCGGTAAGACTTTGCAAAAGCAAATGGGCAAGACTTTACAAAAGTCTATGGGTAAAACCTTGCAAAAGCAAGTCGGCAAGACTCTCCAAAAGGCTGGAGGTGTTGCTGATTCCGCTGCCACATTTTAAGATATATAACTAATTTAGAATTAGGTAAATAAAATATTTTATTTAATTAAAATATTTTATTATAATATAAATATGAAATCAAGACGTAATCATAAAAATAAGAAAAATAAAACTAGACGTTCAAAGGGTGAAAAAAAATGGGTTACTGCTATTTCTGCCGCGCAAAAAACTTTGAGTAAAACTGGATCATTTTCTAGAGCAAATAAGATATTTAAGATACAAGCATTAGCTAACGCACGTAAATTATTTGGTGCTTTACCTCAAAAGCAATAAATTGTATTGTAAAAGATGTAATAATATAATTTACATTTGTATAATTATATTATTTATTATGTATTATTTATTATGTATTATTTATTATGTATTAAAATTTATTTTCATTTTCAATATTTGGTACATCATAATTATTTATATTTTCATATTTATTTAAATCTGGTTTAATAACAATATTAGTACTATTATTTTTTGCGTTAATTTCAATATCTTTTGTTTCTTGAATAGTTTTTTCTTTTTCTTTTTTTAAATTTTTTTCCTGATTTTTTAATGAATCGAAAATTTTTTTTTCAACAATTGCCTCATATAAATGTATTCCCTTAACATAATCATTTTCACAATTTACATATAATTCAATAATAATTTTTCTTGCCTTTTCAACTGATTTTTGTAATAAATTATCAGTTAATGTAGGACTTATTCTTATTTTCTTTTTTTTTGTAAAAGGATCAATTACAAAAGTAAATATATCATTTATAACAGATAATAATTCACTTTGTTTTGAAGATGCTCTATTTATCATATCTCTAATATTTGCCGAATATTCTATAAATAATTTATCATTCTTATCTACTTGATATTTTTCCATAAATTCTGGATTTATTCCATCACATTTCTTATATTCTGATTTAGCATCTTTTAATTTAATATCATTAAATGTTTTAATATTAGGATCCATTTCTTTTTTACCTGTGAATGTTGTGTAAAAAGTTTTTAAATCTTTCTGAAATTGTTTCTGTGTTTCATCTGACATACCAGTAAATTCTCCAGTTGAAAAATCATATTTATCATCTAAATATAGTTGCATTAATTCTTGTATTCCTGGTTCATCAGACAAACTTTTAATAGATTTATCTTTATTAAGATTTAAAGTACAAATTTCAGGTGTCATAATTGTTTCATTTGGCGAATCAATAGAAGGATCATTTTTTCTCAATGCTTTTATTCTATTATCACAAATATTAATATTTACTTTTGTTCTTTTTATATTTTTTGGTATTAAATTTTTCTCTAATAAAGTTCTTCTAACTGTATTACCAGTTTCATCTTTATATATATAAATCGGATTTATTGTCATCATTATAGCAGCATATAAATGTGCTATTTTAATATAATATTTTGCTATTCCAAGACAAACTCTTTTTTTACGAATATTTTTTTGTGCATCATTTTTAATATCTAAATTTTCTAATTGATCTTTATTTAAAAATATAATATTATCTTTTGTTAATTCATTTACTTCTAATCCTTTTTTAATTCTTTGTTCTAAATATGTTACTTCAAGATCAGTAAAGTATCTTTTAATAATATCGGATGTTAAAACAATTAAATTATCACAATATTCTTTTTCGGTCAATTTACTTAAGCTCTTAAAATCCATAGTTAAAATATAATATGTTGCTATATAATCAATTACTTCATAGAAATTAGTAAAACTATTTTCTGTTGATTTATTATTTGATGTATTTTTTGAAAAAAAGTTTCCCATATATTTTATAGTTATTTAAAAATATATAATAAAATGTATTTATTTATAAATAAATAATAAAATTGAATTAAATAATTCTTTTCTTTACAATACAAAGAATATATAAATGATCTCAACTGATAAAAGTAAAAAGAAAAAGCATAATAATATTAATAAAAAAGAATTATGGAATATTTTTGATAGCGAAGTTGAAAATGAACAAAAATCTAAAACACCATTAGAATGTATTTATAGAGCATGTGGTGATAGAGAAGTATGTGAAATATGTGAATCTATTTTAGCATTTTCAGATGAAGGATTTCTAACATGTACTAATACAAAATGTGGTATTGTATATAAAGATATTGTAGATCAAAGTGCTGAATGGAGATATTATGGTGCCGATGATAACCAGAATTCAGATCCAACTAGATGTGGAATGCCTATTAATCCGCTTTTAGAAGAATCCTCTTATGGTTGTAAAGTTTTATGTTGTGGACCGATGTCTTATGAAATGCGAAAAATTAAACGATATACAGAGTGGCAATCAATGCCATATAAAGAAAAATCACAATATGATGATTTTCAAACTATTACAAATATGGCGCAAAATGCTGGAATACCAAAGATGATTATTGATGACGCAATAAGATATCATAAAAAAATATCAGAATATGAACTTTCATTTAGAGGTGATAATAGAGATGGTATTTTAGCAGCATCAATCTATATTTCATGTAGAATAAATAATTTTCCTAGAACAGCAAAAGAAATCGCAAATATATTTCATTTAGACGCTACAAGTGCTACAAAGGGTTGTAAAAATGCTCTAAGTATTATTAATAATTTAGAAAAAGATGTTGTTAATAAGGATAAAACAAACTTTTGTAAAACTAAACCCGAGGCATTTATTGATAGATTTTGTAGTAGATTAAATATTAATAATGAATTGACAAAATTGTGTCATTTTATATCTATGAAAATTGAAAAAGAAAATATAATGCCAGAAAATACTCCTCATTCTATAGCTGCTGGTGTTATTTATTTTATTGCTGAAATCTGTAAATTAAATATTAGTAAAAAAGAAGTAAAAGAAATTAGTGAAATTAGTGAAGTAACTATAAATAAATGTTTTAAAAAATTAGAATTACATAAAGAAAATCTAATTCCTGCTGTAATACTTAAAAAATACGCAAATTTTGCTATATAAGCTTCTAATAAATTATATCTAATAATTTAGTTTTATAGTTTAGAAATTAATTTTATAATATTAAATAATTAATATTATGAGCGAAAGTCCAGAAAATAAAAAAATACCTAAACGTGTTTTTATTGTTCCTTATAGAAATCGTATTCAGCATAAATTTTTTTTTAGTAAATACATGAGTTTTATACTTGAAGATTCAGATGATTATGAAATTTATTTTTCACATCAATGCGATCCACGAACTTTTAATAGAGGAGCAACAAGAAATATTGGGTTTTTAGCAGTTAAAGATAAATATCCGAATAATTATAAAGATATAACTTTTATTTTTAATGATATTGATACTATCCCTTTTACAAAAATTTTTGATTATAACACAACTCCTGGTGTAGTTAAACACTATTATGGATATACACATGCTTTAGGAGGTATTGTTGCTATTAAAGGTGGCGATTTTGAACGTATAAATGGTTATCCTTGTTACTGGGGATGGGGTATGGAAGATAATGCTTTACAAAAAAGATGTGGATGGGCTAATCTTGTAATTGATAGAAGTCAATTTTATAAAATAGGTAGCCCACAAATCTTACAATTATTTGATGGAATAACTAGAATTATAAATAAAAAAGATCCATTAAGAATGACTCAAGATACAGGTGTTGATGGTCTTAAAACAATTACTCAATTAAAATACAAAATAGATTCAAAATCAGATAATGATAATGATAATGTATTTACTGTTCATAATGAAAAAATATTTTATATTAATATTCAACATTTCTTAACACATATTAATTTTGAAAGTGATGTTTATCATAACTATGATTTGAGAGAACCAACTAGAAAAATAATTGATCCAGATAATAATATGAGAACAATGCGAACTATTGTTAATAATAATGAATGGGCAAATATTCCCCACTACCCAACAAGACTAGAAACTTTAGAAAAACAAGTAGAAAAATTAATTTCACAAGGCAAAGCTATATCGCCTATTTTAGCAAAAGAACTTGATGACGAAAGGAAAAAAGATGTTAATGGTGATGTATTTAATATTGGTATTAATAACAAAAATACTAATATGAATAAAAATATTAATCCATTTTCTAAAGAATATGCTAGATCAATTGGATATCAACCAAAGGCAAGAGCTAGTGCAAGAATAGGTCTAGGTGGTCTTTTTTAAGTGTAAAATAAAAATA